CTTCAGACTTTACTTACCAATCATAATTATTAACCTTTAAAACCTAAAAACAAATGGCTTGTAATTTAACAAAAGGACGTAACATAACTTGTAGAGATGGTATCGGTGGTATTAAAGCTATCTATATAGCGCAACACGATGAATTAACGTCTTACACTGCAGCAAGTGGTGAAGTAACAGACTTTGATTTAGGTTCAGGTGACGACTTATATAAGTATTTACTTAAAAGAGGAACAGGAAGTGTAACAGAAACTATTAACGCTTCAAGCGAAAATGGTACTGTATTTTATACACACTCTGTAAATGTAAAACTACATAACTTAACTAAAGAAGACCAAAACGAAATTAAACTATTAGCACAGCAAAGAATGGTTATTTTCGCAGAACTAAACCAATTAAATAGTACAGGTAAAAATACTATTGTAGCATTAGGTTTAGACAACGGTTGTGAATTATCTGCAGGTACTTCTGTTTCAGGGGTTGCTTTAGGTGATACAGTAGGTTATGATTTTACGTTCGAAGCACAAGAACCGAACCCAATGCAATTATTAGCGGACTATACAACAACTCCGTTCGACAACTCGGCGTTTACAATTAACGCAATACAGACTTCTTAAAACCTTAAATGGTTTTGTTTTCATATTTATTAAGGGGGTGGCAATAGCCGCCCCTTTTTTTTAACTTAAAATAAAAAAGATGTATAAACTAAAAGAACAATACAAAGGTGTTACAGTAAATAAAACAGGTCGAATGATTATATTAGACAACGTACGATCTAACGAAGTAGAACTATTAGGAGTAGAACACTTCTTTACAAAGACTAAGAAAAAGACAGTTTCAACAAAAGACAAATAAATTACTGTTTTTTATATTATATAGTATGATAACAGGAGTTTACGGTAGTACAGTAACAGCATATTTAACGTTAGAAGAAAAGAGAATAAATACATCGGTAGATAAAACTGCTATACGTTATTTATTTAAGTTTACTAACGATATGACTAAAGACGTAAAGTATAGTTACGCAGAAAGTTTAACGCATAACGACAGATACGTTAAATGTGAGTTCTTACACAATACTACAGACGACCTATATATGTATAAAATAAACTTCAAGCCGTACGGGTTTTGGAAATACGAAGTTTACGAGGTTAGCTGGACGGGTGCAGTAGCTATAAGTGCAGGTAACGCACCTACCACTGAAAACGACATACTACCAGTAGCTAGTACACACGGAATAGTACAGGGTAAAGTAGAAGAAGGTAAAATATATATACAAGAAACAGCAGGTTCAGAACAAGTAAAATATACAAAACATACAACAACAGAAACTAATTATTTATATACAAATTAAAAACTATGAGTTTAATAGACAATAACAATACTCTTTTAAGAGAACAACTAGGAAAAGGTGCAGGTGTAGTATTTACAACAGCAGCACAAACAACTAAAGACTTTTACGCAATACATTTTGTTACTGAAAGTGTAATAGCTTCTATAACGATGGCTAATTTAACAGGTGAAAGTGCACTACAAACGACTATAGCAGCAGGAACAGTTATATTTGGTAGGTGTACGGCTATTACTTTAACTTCAGGTCTTGCAATAGGATATACTGAAACAGACGGTAAAACAGGCGAATAATGAAACTAGGACTTTCTAATACAGTAAGAAGTCAAGTATCTGAATGGACACCAAATAATTTGACTAATTTATTACATTGGTATAGGTATGATACAGGTATTTCTACATTTTTTGTAGCTGGTGCTAGTAATTATATTGTAACCGAGTGGGCAGACCAAAAAGGTAGTAATCATTTAGTAGACACAGCTACACCATCTAATACAAGTGGTTACAATACTACACATCCAAAACAAGACCAAACTACAAAAGAAGTAGTATTTGACCATGGAGCAGATCAATTAGATTTAACAAGTCATTTATCTTTAGGAGAATTTGCAATTTATTTAAGATTACAATTTGACAATACTACATTTGGTGATATTATTTTCGAGGACACAGCTGGGGATAACTTTTTAAAAGTACAGTCAGCAGATGAGTTAAGAATAAAAATAAGTGGTAATAGACATGATTTTGTACTAGGAGAAGCATTAGAAGTAGATACACCTTATGTAATAGGTTATGAAAGAATAGACACACCATTAACTACTGATGATAGAATTTCTCTTTTTGTTAATAACACCGCATTAACTCAGAGTGGAACAGGAGATGGAACAGAAGCAATTACAAACACATTAGATTTAGAACAAATGGGAGATCCTACTAATACTATTAGAATAAAAGAAATAGTAATATGTAATAACGCTTTATCTGCTTCGGACAGAACTAACCTAAATACATACTTTAATAAATTATAATGAAAAACAAAAAGAAAGTAGATTTTAAAGAAAGTATTTTAAATGTAAACTTTGAAACACAAACTGCACCTGTAATACAGGAAGCTATGGGTAAGGATTTTATAGAATACGGAACAGAAAACTATAGGAACTTATACCCGCAATTTTTAATAGACCTTTTCTACAATTCGAGTACCCATTCTGCAATTATTTCGACTGTTTCGGATATGATAGCAGGAGAAAGTCTAACAGTTGAAGAAAGCGACAATTTAGACGCTTACGTTAAACTTAAAAGGTTCTTAGCACAAGCAAATAGTAAAGGTGAAAGTTTACATAGTGTAGTTAAGAAAATTGCTTTTGACTTTAAGCTACAAGGTGCGTACGCTTTAAACGTAGTTTGGAGTAAAGACCGTACCGAAATATCAGATATTTACCACATACCCGTAGAACGTATAAGAATGGGTAAACCAGACGCTTTGGGAAGGGTTACAGAATACTATGTAAGTTCGGATTGGTCTAACACGAGAAAAAACAAACCACAAGTAGTACCAGCGTTTAATATAAACGACAGAACAAACCCTAACGCTATTATATACGATGGTATGTATAGTCCTAATATGCAACTATACAAAGTACCAGATTATGTTGCGGGTTGCAATTGGTGTCTAATAGACCAGAAAATAGCGGAGTACCACCTCGCAAATATAGAAAACGGTTTTAGTGCAAGTATGTTTATTAATTTTTCAAATGGAGTGCCAAGTTCAGAGGAAAGACGACAGGTTGAGAAGAGTATAGCAAGAAAATTTGAAGGTTCAGGTAACGCAGGTAAAACTGTAATTACATTTTCAGACGATAAAAACAGAACACCAGAAATAGTACCTATATCAATGTCTGAAGCCGATAAGACTTTTTTAGCTTTACAGGAACTTATGGTTAGTAATATTATGGTTGCACATAGAGTTACTTCACCTATGTTAATGGGTATTAAAAACAGTACAGGACTAGGAAATAACGCAGAAGAATTAAATAGTGCATTCGAAGTATTTTTGAACAGTGTAATAAAACCTTTTCAAAATAACATATTAGATTGTTTAGGTAAGATCTTAGAAGTAAACGGTATTAACTTACCTATAGAAATAGTACAGAACAAACCAATTACAACAAGGTTTACTATAGAAGATATGAAGGAAGTTATGACGACCGATGAGATACGAAGTGAACTCGGCTTGAAAAGTTTACAAGAAGAAGAACTAACAGCTGACGAAGAAGACAAAAGACAAAAGTACGCTAAGGACGAAAAATGTGACTGTAACAACCCTAAAGATTGTAAAAAGAAATGTTACAAACCAAACTCTAAAGAAATTATAGACTATTTAAGTAATTTAGAAAAACAAGACGAATACGAAATACTAGACGATTATAATTTATTAGAAGAAGAAAAAGCAGAAGATGAAAATCATAGTTACGATTTTGCTGTAAATACAGGAGTTATAGACGCAACAGGTAAAGAAGGTAAATCTAATAAAGATAAAGCTTTATTTAAAATAAGATACGTTTATAGGGGTGGGGGTGTAAAAGAAAATACAAGGGATTTTTGTAGACATATGATAAATAACGAATATACAAGTTTATTTACTCGTGAAGACATAACCGCTATGAGTACAGCAAATTCTGAATTTGGTACATATAATCTATTTAGGTATAAAGGTTCTTACAACTGTCGCCATTACTGGTTACGTAGGTTGTATGTATTAAAGAAAGCACCTAGAGAAATAACAATAGACGGTAAGGTATATCAAAAAGGAGATTATTTACCTAAAGATGTAAAAAACTATTATCCTAGAAATAAAGGTTACGTACCTAACGACGCAGGTGTACCAGCAAAAAACACATCAGAACAACAAGCAGGAAAAATTAACGATAAAGTAGTAAAATAAAATTATGTCTTACGTATTATTTATATCAGAAAACAAAATAAAAGACAGTACCGCAATAGGTGGTAATGTCGATAATGAATTTATCCTCCCGTATATAAAAATTTCACAGAAGAAATATATAGAAACTAAGTTAGGAACTGACCTTTTCGAAGCGTTACAAACGAAAATAACAGCAGGTTCTTTAACAGGAGCATACCAAACTTTAGTAGACGACTACATACAGGACGCTTTAGCACACTGGTCTTTTTTTGAGTGCATACCGTTTTTACGTTATAAGGTTATGAATAACAACGTAGTTTCTAAGACTGCAGAAAACAGTACACCTTTAACAAGAGAAGAAGCACAAGACTTAAGAGAAGAAATAAGGAATACAGCAGAATTTTATACAGAACGTCTTATAGACTACATTAAAAACAATACTGCAAGTTTCCCAGAATACACTACAAATACAGGTGCTGACGTTTCACCAGATACAGCAAACTATTATTCTGGTATGAATTTAGAATACGACAGAAACCAACGTAGAGATATTACTTTAGACGACTTCTTAACACCAGATCTTAAATAATGAAAAAGAACTATAAACCTAAAGCTAAAAACGAAATAGCTTTAAAAACATATATAAAAAATGCCGATAAAAAAAGCAACGGAAGAAATAGCAGAAGTAGGAATAATTAACGGCGGTACACTAGCAGCTACAACTTTTATAGAAATAGAGATGTTTTTAAAGATTATATTACTATCTTTGACTATTGGCTATACAATTTACAAATGGTACTCACACTATAACCGTAACAAATGAAAACACTTTGTAAAATATTATACTACATAACTTTTAA